CTTTAGTGCTTGGCACTTCACAAGCTACGACAATGAAACTTTAGACCCTGAGGAAATAGACGTAGCTAAGAAGAGTATGTCAACCCATGCTTTCCAACAAGAGTTTATGGCCTCCTTTAAGAACCAAGGTTCTGAGATGTTTAAAGAGGAATGGCTCCAATTTGGCACTAAGCCTACAAGTGATGGAGACTACTACATAGCCATTGACTTAGCTGGCTTCCAAGATGTTAGTAAGAAGAAAGGTAAGACTAGCCGATTGGATAACTCTTCCTTAGCCATTGTTTTTGTCAATGAAGAGGGTTGGTTCGTTGAGGACATGATCTATGGCAGGTGGACTTTAGATGAAACAGCAACTAAAATATTCCAAGCAGTAAAAGATTATAAACCTTTATCCGTTGGTATTGAGAAAGGAATATCAAAACAAGCTGTTATGTCTCCGTTAATGGATATGATGAAGAGACAGTCATTCTTCTTTAGAGTTGAGGAACTAACCCATGGTAACCAGAAGAAGACTGACAGGGTTATGTGGGCCTTACAGGGACGTTTTGAGCATGGTCGTATAACTCTTAACAAGAAGAAGAAGGATTGGCATTCACGCTTCTGTGACGAGCTATTCCAGTTTCCTGACCCCTTAACACATGATGACCTAATAGACAGTCTAGCCTATGTAGATCAACTTGCTAAAGTAGCTTACATAGGCAACTTTGAAGAACAAGATGACTTTGAAACATTAGATTTAATCAGCGGATACTAAACATATGAAAAACGATTACAACGAAAGTACAGACCCAATTATTATTGAGCAATCCTTAGAAGATTGGGTACTCACTAAAGTGGACGATTGGGGCGACTACTACGAGAATAACTATAGTGAGAAGCATCAGGAATACTATCGTCTATGGCGTGGTATTTGGAATGCCTCAGACAAGACACGACAAGCAGAGCGTAGTCAGATTATTGCACCTGCCTTACAACAAGCTGTAGAGTCTAACGTAGCAGAGATTGAAGAGGCTACCTTTGGTCGTGGTAAATACTTTGACATTAAAGATAACATGGGCGACTCAGAGACTGAGGACATTATGTTCTTACGTAAGAAGCTACATGAAGACTTTGACATGACTAAGATTAGGCGTGATGTGTCTGAGTGTTTAATTAACTCAGCAGTCTTTGGTAATGGCATTGGTGAAGTAGTCTTAGAAGAAATAAATGAGATGAAACCTGCGACTGAGGAAGTCATGGGTGGCGCTATGGAAGCTGTGGGTGTTAACATTAGTAAGCGCACTGTAGTACGCCTACGTCCTATCTTACCTCAGAACTTTCGTATTGACCCTGTAGCCACTAACGTAGAGGAAGCCTTAGGTGTAGCTATTGACGAGTTTGTCAGTTCTCACTTAGTAGAGCAGCTACAAGAGTCTGGTGTCTATCGTGATGGCTACTTAGGTAACGCTAGTGAAGACTTTGACCTAGAGCCTGACTCAGAGTTAACTGTACACCAAGACGACAAGGTACGATTAACTAAGTATTATGGTCTTGTGCCTAGGCATCTACTTGAGAAAGAGCTTGACTACGAGCTAGATGATGATGAAAAACAAAGCTACTACATTGAATCTGTAGTCATCATTGGTAATGAGTCTGTCCTACTTAAAGCAGAGCCTAGCCCATACATGATGAAAGATCGTCCTGTAGTTGCATTCCCTTGGGACGTAGTACCTAGCCGCTTCTGGGGCCGTGGTGTATGTGAGAAGGGTTACAACAGCCAGAAAGCACTAGACGCAGAGCTACGAGCACGTATAGACGCCCTAGCACTCACAGTACACCCTATGCTTGCTATGGACGCTACACGCATCCCTAGAGGCACTAAGCCAGAGATTCGTGCTGGTAAGATACTATTAACCAATGGCGACCCAAAGGAAATCATTAATCCGTTTAACTTTGGTAACGTAAGCCAAATAACTTTTGCTCAGGCTCAAGCACTACAGACTATGGTACAGCAATCGACAGGTGCCGTAGACTCTTCTGGTGTTGGAGGCTCTATAAATGGTGAGGCAACTGCTGCTGGCATTTCGATGTCCCTAGGTGCAATCATTAAACGACATAAGCGCACCTTGGTTAACTTCCAAGAGTCATTCTTGATACCTTTCGTATCTAAGGCGGCTTGGCGTTATATGCAGTATGAGCCTGAGCTTTACCCTGTGTCTGATTACAAGTTCTGTGCTACTAGCTCCTTAGGTATCATAGCACGTGAGTATGAGGTCAGCCAGTTAGTACAACTCTTGCAGACTATGGGCAAGGATACGCCTTACTACCCTGTCATGCTTAAGTCTATTGTTGATAATATGAATGTTGCCAATAGAGAAGAGTTAATAGGCTTGATTGATAAGGCCTCTCAGCCTACACCAGAAGCTCAGAAAGCAGGTGAAGAGACTAGACAAGCTGAATTGGCGTTCCAAGCGTCCCAGACAGCCGCTTTAAGCAGCCAAGCTAACGAATCTAATGCTAGAGCAGGTAAGTTAGCAGCAGAGACTCAGGCAGTCCCACAGGAGCTTGAGATTGAACGTATTAAGGCCATCACAGCCAACATTAAAGAAGGAAATGAGGACGATAAGCAATTTGAGCGTAGGCTTGCTGTTGCGGATCGCATTTTGAAAGATAAAGCAATCGAATATAAATCACAAGGAACACAAAATGGTATCCCAACGCGAACTCCTACAAGTAGTGGAGCAAATCAACCAGAGTTACAGCAAGCTTTTGAGCAGGATAGCCAAACTAGAGGGGCAGGTGGAAACATTAGAGTCTCCAGTGGCCTCTAATACCACACTTCCTAGGAAAAGTAAAGAAAAATCTTGACTTTTTGTTAAAAACATGGTATAATAGGTAGTATAGATGACAGATGACGAATTAGAAGTTTACTTTAGGCAGATGAATGACCTCTTCCGTATGCAAGGTTGGGGTTTACTGATTGAAGACTTAAAACTCCAAGTTCCTAACATTGATTCCGTAGAACAAGTCAAGACTATTGAAGACCTTTACTTCCGTAAGGGCCAACTTAATATCCTTGGCACTCTTCTTAGACTAGAAGAAACTAATCTACAAGGACAAGAGTCCTTAAGTGCAGATGCTGATGTATAAAGTATACGATTACAAATGCACACTAGGTCACTTAAATGAACACATGGTTAAAGGCTCACCTGACACACAGAAATGTAAGTCATGTGACGCCTTAGCAACCAGACAACTTTCCTCTCCCCGTTCTTCTTTAGAACCCTTCTCTGGCGACTTTGCTGGAGCAACTCTAAAGTGGGTTAAAGACCATGAGCGAGGCAGAGTGCAAGCAGAGAAAGTTAACTCCTAATCTTAGGAAGCTTTCATTTTTAATCCCTCTCCACAATACTAAGGTACGGAGTTTAATATGGCAGCAGTTATCCTCGAAGACGAGGAATTACAATCCGAGCGTTTTGATAGTTTAGACGACATGGCTCAAGATACACAAGGCACTGTGGAACCTCCGCAAGAGGTAAACCAAGCGTCAAATGAACCTGAGGCAGTCCCTGATAAGTACAATGGTAAATCACTTGAAGATGTAGTAAGGATGCACCAAGAAGCTGAAAAGCTCCTAGGTCGTCAAAGCTCAGAAGTAGGTGACTTACGTAAAGTAGTCGATAGCTATATCAACACACAACTCGACTCGCAAACTCCAGCAGCACAAGGAGCAAGCGAAACAGATGAAGACATAGATTTTTATTCTGACCCTGAGAAAGCAATAGAACGTGCGATTAATAATCACCCATCGGTAAAGGCAGCAGAAGAGTCAACGAGAGCTTATAAACAACAAACCTCAATGGCTGTACTACAAAAAGATCACCCAGAGATACCTGAGATTGTAAAAGACCCCAAGTTCGCTGAGTGGATTCAAGCCTCACCCGTAAGGACACGTATGTTTGTACAGGCAGACCAACATTTTGACATGGAAGCAGCTAATGAACTTTTCTCTTTATGGAAAGATCGCTCAGGTGCTATCAATCAAACATTGAAGTCTGAGAAAGAAGGTAGGCAACAGGCTGTCAACCAAGGGTCGAATGGCTACACACGTGGCAATCCCGACTCAAGCACTTCCAAGAAAATCTATAGACGAGCTGATATTATTAAACTAATGAAAACAGACCCAGAACGCTACTTAGCTCTTTCAGATGATATTCAAAAAGCATACGCTGAAAAGAGGGTCAAATAACCTAATATAGAGAGAAATTTAAAATGGCTACTTCCGTATATCCCGCCACAGGCGGTATGGTAGATAACACCTCAGCAGCAACATTCATCCCCGAAATTTGGTCAGATGAAGTAATTGCAGCATATGAGAAAACTTTAGTTCTTGCACCTCTGGTCAAGAAGATTGCAATGCAAGGTAAGAAAGGCGATACTATTCATATCCCTAAGCCTACCCGTGGTGTTGCGTCAGCTAAGGCTGAAAACACAGCAGTAACTATTCAGAACGCTACAGAGGGTGAAGTTCTAGTCACCATTAACAAGCACTTTGAATACTCACGCATGATTGAAGATATTACTAACGTACAAGCACTTGCTTCACTACGTCAGTTCTATACTGGTGATGCTGGCTATGCCCTAGGTAAGCAAGTAGACGATGATCTATTTACCCTTGGTAAGTCTTTCGGTAATGGTGATGGTTCTAACTTTGTTACTACTGCTACCTTCTACAATGACGCATCTACAGGTACTACGGCTTACGCTGTTGACCAGATGGTTGTTGGTGACTTGTTTACCGATGCTTTCTTCCGTGACATGGTACAGAAGATGGACGATGCAGACACCCCTATGGATGGACGCTCGTTAGTTATTCCACCTTCACTACGTAATGCTATCATGGGTATTGATCGTTACGTTAGCTCTGACTTTGTTAATGGTCAAGGCACTGTGAATGGTAAGATCGGTGAGTTGTATGGTATCGACATTATGGTATCTACTAACGCTCCTGTTCTTGAGACTGCTTCTGAGAACTCTGCTGGCGGTCAAATCCGTGGTGCTGTGTTGTGTCACAAGGACACTATGGTACTTGCAGAGCAGCAAGGTGTACGTTCACAGACTCAGTACAAGCAAGAGTTCTTAGGAACCTTGTACACTGCTGATCGCTTGTACGGCACTCAGGTATTACGTCCTGAGACTGGTTTTGTAATGGCTGTAAACGGCTAAACATCACTAGTAACACTAAAGGGGAACTGCGGTTCCCTTTTATTTTCTTTTAATTCTTGAAGTGGTGTAAACAAGATGGCGATATACCGAGGTACAGGTGGTTCTGGTGATTCAACGCAAGACTCCACTCTCAATGAAATAACACAACAGGCAATCAATGCCACAGATTCAGCGACAGCGGCAGCTAACAGCGCCTCTAACGCATCCACTAGCGCAGGGCAATCAAGCACCTCCGCTACTAACGCATCCAATGCGGCAACTCAATCAGCTTTAAGTGCTACAGCATCTTCTGCTAGTAAAGACACTTCCGTTGCACAGGCAACTGTGGCGACTACCAAAGCATCAGAAGCAGCTACATCAGCAACCAATTCAGCAGCTAGTGCATCCACAGCTTCTACACAAGCCACTAACTCAGCCAACAGTGCTACAGCATCCGCTAACTCTGCCACAGCAGGAGCTAACTCAGCTACCGCAGCAGCAGCCAGTGCTACTACAGCAACAACTAAAGCATCAGAAGCAAGTACATCAGCTACTAATGCGGCTACATCAAACACTAACTCTGGTAACTCTGCTACTGCATCAGCTAACTCAGCTACCGCAGCAGCCTCTAGTGCCTCAGGTGCGTCCACAAGTGCCTCTACAGCAACTACCAAAGCCTCAGAAGCCAGCACAAGCGCATCAACAGCAACCACTAAAGCATCAGAAGCAAATACATCGGCTACTAACGCAGCCTCAAGTGCCTCCAGTGCCTCAAGTGCAGTAACCACAGCAATAAATAACTTAACTACAGTTTATGACCCCATCGGTGCAAGTGTCGCCATGGCTATCGCCCTAGGAGGCTAACAATGGCTAATACATTTAAAAATGCTGGTGTTGCTATAGGCACATCACGCACTACTTTATATACAGCACCATCATCTACACAGTCTGTCATTCACGCACTGTACATCTCTAATATTGATGGTGTCAATGACGCAGATGTAACTGTTGAGGTTACAGTAGACGGAGGCACAACCTACCGCCACATCTGTAAGACTGTCCCTGTACCAGCAGACGCTACCTTACTAATGGATAAGCCGATCAACTTAGAAGCTGGAGACATCTTAGGACTTACAGCGTCAGTTGCTGGAGACTTAGAAGTGTTCGCTAGTATTCTTGAGATTGCATAGGAGTAGCATATGCCTTACATAGGTAACGTCAGTCCATTTGAATCTGTTGGTACAAGTGAACTAAAAGATGGTTCAGTCACCACAGCTAAGATTGTAGACAACGCAGTCACCACAGCTAAGATTACAGATGGTTCAGTCACAGCAGCAAAGATCAACTCTGCCGTTGCTCTTGGAGGCCCGTCACTTGGAACCAACAGCGTGATACGCACCAACTCCAAGGTCATTGATGAAAACATAACCTTTACTGGCAACGAGAACGGATCGTCCGTGGGGCCAATTACTGTGGCATCGGGTAGGGTAATTACAGTAGCCTCTGGAAGTACGTGGGTGGTCTTATGAGTACAGTCAAAGCAAACGATTTAACAAACGTCACGGGTGGCATACCTACTGTAAAGAGTCAGCAGCTAATACCGACAGCTTGGGTAAACTTTGATGGCAGTGCAGTTTCTATACGAGGCAGCGAAAACGTGAGTAGCCTTACAGATAATGCAGTGGGTCAGTACAGAGTCAATTTATCTATTACCCTTGCCAATACTAATTACGCTATTTCTGTAACAGGTACAGGTGCAAACACTACTTCGGGTCAGTGCCAATTAGATTCTTTATTGTGGGGAGGTAGCGGGGAAATCACAGGAATGACTACCACTTCTTTTAACATTAGAGGTAGTAGTGGGGCAAGCCCAATAGCAAATATTGACCACGAAAATGTAAATGCAATAGTCATGGGAGGCCAATAACATGTCAACAATCAAAGCAAACACCCTCCTGCACTCAGACGGAACCACAACTAATCCTCCAGCTATTCCAGCGTTAGATAAGCGCATGGCTAAGGTCTGGTGTGCGTTTAATGGTAGTGGAACTGTGAGTATCCATGATAGCTATAATATAAGTAGCATTTCGGATCAGGGAACTGGCTACTATCGGGCCAACATAGCGACAGCCCTAAATAACAACAACTATTCCATCGTAGGTGGAGGTGATGGTCAAAACACAACATCTGCTCATCTTATGTATGACTCTAACCAAGGTGCTAGGTCAACCACAAGTTTTGGAGTTCGCAACACAAACACTGAAAGCGGTATTGTAGATAGTAATTACCTATCATTTATAGTTTTTGGCTCATAACAAAGGAACAAACGAATGAAAATCATATACCAACAAACAGACGGCAGTGTAGCCGTAATAACACCAGCAGCGAACTGTTCCTTAACTGACGCACAGACTGCTTTAAAAGACGTACCAACGGGATTGAAGTTTAAAATTGTGGACGACTCAGTTGTACCCTCAGACCGCACATTTCGCAATGCGTGGTCAGTTGATGAGGCTACGTTGACCGATGGAGTGGGTGCATAATGGCTACAGTAATACGAGGTGATGATAACTTTGATACGGATGAGAGTGTCAAGTTACTAGGTTCTCATATCTCAACTTTTAATACTACTATCACTACTACAAGTGCTACACCTACCACAGTACATAGTTTCAGTTACACAAAGATTTCTGCAACGTCTAAAGTTATTATAACAGCATCATTAAATGTGCAGGTTAATGAGGATGGTGATGACCACGGTTGGAAATGTAGACTATATAGAGATACTACTCAACTGCAGATTGATAGGTATTTTACTAGAAGTAATGTTGCTGCCTCCGACAATGCTGGTTCTGTAAATATGACTCCAAGGGCTGTAGATACTGGCGCAGCAGGTGCAGTAACATACAAACTTACTTTGGAGGCAGAATATGGCGAGGCGAAAACAAACCTCAATGGTGGAACGGATAACATGGTAGTAATGGAGATAGAACCATGATTGATACAATGACAGCAATAATGAGCCTACGACCTAACGCACAATTAGTTATCAGAGATGGGGAGATTGAATGGCACGACACAGATCAAACTCAGCCTACTGATGCAGAAATAACTACGGAGTTAACAAGGCTACAAGCAGCCTACGATGCCCAAGCATACGCACGTTCACGCAAAGCTAAGTACAACTTACTCAACCAAGATGAGATGCGCTATGACGACCTCATCAACTCAACAACCACATGGCAAGATGCTATCGCTGCTATTAAACAGGAGTACCCGAAATGATTACAGTTGACATGACCAAAGCCAAAGTCATTGCCCATGACGCTCGTAGAGCCGCACGAAACGCAGCCTTTGCACCCTTAGACATCAAAGCAACTATCCCTGCGGAGAGTGAAGCAGCCGAGGCATCAAGGGCAACCATCCGTACCAACGATGCAGCATTGCAAGTGTCTATGGATGCAGCTAGTGATGCAGCAGCTTTGAAAGCATTGTTACCAGCCACGGAGTAAGACATGAGCTATCTAGGCAGATCAGCAAAATTAAGTCTCAAGGCTCAAGAGAAAGTCTCATTCTTAGCAACCGCAGGACAGACAGTAAAGACAGGTCTAAGCTACACACCTAGCTTCATTGAAGTCTACGTCAATGGCGTACTACTAACAGACACAACCGACTTCACAGCGACCAACGGCAACAGCATCACGTTCACTGTAGCACTGCTATTGAATGATGAAGTGACTGTGATCTCCTTGAAGACGTTTACTGTAGCAGATCATTATAATAAGACAGAGGCTGATACGCTGTTGGCTGCTAAGGCTACCACTACTGAGGTTGCTACTAAGCTACCCTTAGCTGGCGGCACGATGACTGGCAACTTAATACTTAATGGTACAGTGTCAGCATCAAAGATGTTTACCCCACCACTATATGCCACTGATACTGCTGCAAACACTGGCGGAGCAAATGTGAATGGTGGCATCTACCACAATACAACAGACAAGGTGTTGAAATCGTTTAACGGTTCTACTTGGCGCTCCTCTGGCAGTGCACAGGTATTCACGTCCACATATGATTTTTTACAAGACAACTCAGCAACCTCTCTGCATAGATTAAATAATACCCTCAATGATACTGGTGGTATTTACACTGCTACCTCAACTGGGGCTTCTTTCACAACAACAAATAAATTTGGATCACACGCCATTAACACTATGGGTGATAGCACATATATTGATATTGCTGGGATTCCACAGATATACGCAGTTAGCCTATGGTACTACTGTGTTGGTTCTGATAACGGATATATCGTGGATTTTAGGCATGATGCGCCAAACAGTGGCAGAAGCTATCTTTATACTCAATCTGGTGGAGGCAGCCAGAATATAAACTGGACCAATGATACCACTACCAGTGGTAGCACAGGTAACATGTGGATTAATGGAACTGTGTTTAATACTGGGCAATATAACTTTACTGCTGGGAATTGGTACCATATAGTAATGTCAGCGAATTCTACAGATACTCATAGAACTTGGGATCAAGGTATTAGAATTGGCAATAGGTGTGATGGAACTACTGCAGGTAACGCTGGTTACTTTGACCAGATCAGAACATTTAATAGAGCATTAATCCAAGCTGATGTCACTGCTTTATATGCTGAAACGGAGACATAATAATGATTGTTAGAAATGTAAATGGAATAGTAAAAGTTATTGCTGAAGTTTTAGTTGCCGATCAAGATAGCTTTATAGAAAAAAATAAAACAGGTGGATTCTTTATAATCAGTGACCTACCATTTTGTAGATATGGCAATTATAAAATGGAAGGTGAAAACGTAGTTGTAGATACAGAAAAAGAAACTGTGGCTGCAGCAGTACAATATAAACATGATAGAAGTTATCCGTCCATTGGCGATCAGTTGGATGCTCTCTTTCATGCAGGGGTTTTCCCTGATGATATGACAGCATCAATTCAAGCAGCTAAAGATGCACACCCGAAACCCTAGGAGAATAACGTATGACCAAGGCAAGAGAAAACTCGGACTACACAGGTCTAGCAGCAGACATCACAGCAGGAGACACCGCAGCTAGGGCTGGTCGTAAGAACCTTATTATTAATGGTGGGTTTGATGTATGGCAGAGGGGTACTACAGCAACGAAATCTGGTGATGGGTATGGCGGTTATTTGTCAGCCGACAGATGGGCTACTTATTATAGCGGTAATACAATCTCAAGGCAGACAGGTACTTTTAATGGTTCAACAAAATATGTAGCCCGTGTTGCAGGTTCAGCAGGTAGTACAAATTATATATACCAAAAAATAGAAAGTGCTAGTTCTTTTGTATCAGGCAAAACGGTTACACAAAGCTATTGGGCTAGAGCCAATGTTGCTGTTACTTTATATAGTGAATACAGGTTCTATAATAGCGGGGCAGAAACAAACAATGTTCAAACTACCCTTCCTACTGTTTCCTTAACAACCTCGTGGCAGAAAATTACAGACACTAGGGTATTAACAGATAGTAGCACAGATTTGACAAGAGATTTATTTGTATTGTTCAAAGCAGACTGTAATAGTGCTGGTGATTATATTGAGATTGCAGACGTACAACTAGAACTAGGCTCAGTAGCCACTGACTTTGAGCATCGGAGCTACGGGGAAATTCTAGCGGATTGCCACCGCTATTGCTTTGTATTAGGTAATTCACCATCATCAGCGCACAGAATTGCTACGGGGCTGTCTAATAGCAGCACTACAGTATATGCAATGGTAGCGCATCCTGTGATTATGCGGTCTTTAACTACCCTGACAGTAGCGTCAATAAGCAACATGTCTGTATCAAACGCAAGTGTTGGAACAGGGTTAACTGGGTTAGCAGTTCAAGGAGTTGTGTCTAGCACTAAAGCAACTGGTTTAACTGCTACAACGGCAGGGGGTTTAACCGCACAAAGACCCTATTTTATAGAAGGAACAGGAACAAATATCCCTGTAAACTTAGTGTTTGATGCGGAGCTATAACTATGATTGAAAACAACACAGCATGGATAACCTCCTGCAAAACACAAGAGTCTGGCTGGTTAGTCAATGGCAATATGTCAGTACCTAACTCACGACCTAATCGTCACTGCGCTGATGTACTACAGTGGATAGCAGAAGGTAACACACCAGCACCGCAATACACTGATGCAGAGATTGCAGCTAATGCTCAGTCTTTGGTTAACTCTGAGTCACTTGAGTATCTAAATTCTACAGATTGGTACATCACTCGCCATGCAGAAACCGCAGTAGCAGTGCCAGCCGATGTGACTACAGCCAGAGCAGCAGCAAGAGAGGCCATCGTATGAGCCTATACAAAAACATTAATGCAAAGAAGAAAAGAATCAAATCTGGCTCTGGTGAAACTATGAAGCCAAAAGGAGCCAAAGGCAGACCTAAGGCTAGTGACTTTACACAAGCAGCTAAGACAGCTAAGAAGAGGGTAAAGAAATGAAAGGTGTTACACATTACTTACCAAATGGTAAAGCATACACAGGCAAGACACACAAGACTAATGGTAAAGTTATGACAGGTGCAAAGCATACTGCGTCTAGTAAGCCTTTAAGTCATAAGAAAGCTAAGAAGTAATGTGGGCTATCGTGTTAGCCACAATGTTAGCTAGTGGTGAACCTCAAGTACCTACGATAATGTCTAGCCACAGAACATTTGATGGTTGTAGAAAAGAGTTATTACGTGTAGGTACAATAGGAGGCTACGAGCCTGTGGTTAGCCCTATGGTAGGTTATTCGGTAGTTAAGATAGAAGCTACAAAGACTATTACAGCTTTCTGTGTTAAAGATATGAGGTCTATCTGATGTGGTCTACTGTATCGGAAGTCTATCCCACGTACTTTAGCCCCTCACAGGCTCCACAAGGCTCTGTGCTGGTCGTAGAGCCTCAAGTAATACGTGAGTATGACTATAGGTTTATAAGGCCTCCTATGGCTCCCTACGAGCTTACAGAGCATCAGTATTCAAAGAGGTTATGGATATGTTAGCAGAATTAGCGATTGCTAATGCAGCATTTAAGGTGATCAAGTCTACCTTGACTAACGGGAGAGAGATCGCAGATGCTGGAGCAGCCCTAGGTAAATATTTTGGTGCTGAGAAGACAATACAGAAGCAAGTGGCTAATGGCTCAGGAAATATATTAGAAGCCTTTCAAGCCAAGGAGCAACTAGCTAGACAGGAAGAAGAACTTAAGTTCATGTTAAACAAGCAACGTCTACATGGGTATCAAGACTTTCTTAAGTTTAAAGCCCAGTACACTAGAGACTTGAAAGAAACTAAACAAGCGGCAATACGCCAAAGAGCAGCAAGAGCTAAAGCATTACAAGATAATTTATCTATAGCTATAAAAGTAGGCTTAGGGTTTATTGTTATCATAGCTAGTTTGTTAGGTGCAGCTATCTATATTAAAGGATATTACTAGGCATGGAAAACTTAACTCAGAAGCAGAAAGAAGAAATAGCAGAGTTAGCAGCAGACAGGGCATATGACCGCTTCTATCTTGCCGTAGGTAAATCAGTGACTAAGAAGCTAATGTGGATTATAGGTGCAGGTGCATTTGCTGCTTGGTTATACTTTAATGGAGATATGTAATGCCAGAGGTAATACAGCATGGGAATATTAAGTAGTTTATTTGGTGGTGGTAGTGCTGTTGCACAGCCTATAGAAGCCATTGGTAACATTATAGACAATGTGTTTACATCAGATGAAGAGAGAGCACAAGGCGAACTACTTAAGCAGAAGTTAGCTATGCAGCCCTCTATGATGCAAGCAGAGATTATGAAGGTACAGGCTAATCACAGGTCTACCTTTGTTGCAGGAGCTAGACCCTTTCTCATGTGGGTATGTGGCTTAGGCTTCTTGTTTGCATTTGTTATTAACCCTATCCTACAATGGGTAGCACCAGAACTAGGTAGCCCTGAGTTACCCTTAGACGCTATGCTTGAACTTACGTTAGCAATGCTTGGCCTTGCAGGTCTTAGAACAGTAGAAAAATTAAATGGTAAAGCCACATGAAGACACATAAAGAGATGGTAAACAACGTACTTGTGAGGCTACGGGAACGTGAGGTTGACAGTGTTAATGAGAATAGTTACTCAAAGTTAATTAGTTTATTTATTAATGATGCTAAAGAGTTTGTTGAGTCAGCATGGAACTGGTCTGTTCTTAGGCAGACATTAACAGCAGTTACCCAAGATGGTGTATTTAACTATGTGCTTACTAACTCAGGTAACAACGTAGCTATACTAGACGTAGTTAACTTAACATCTAATACCTTCTTAAAGTATAAAGACCCACACTGGTTTAACAATGTATTTCTTAATAACACACCAGTTGAAGGTAACCCAGAATACTACGTATTTAATGGCGTGAGTGTAGCAGGTGACACACAGGTAGACTTGTACCCTATCCCTAATGGTGTGTACACTATCTACTTTAACGTAATCATGCGCTCACAGGAGCTTGTGGCTGATGCAGATACAGTACGTGTACCTCACTTACCTGTGCAAACTTTAGCCTATGCTATGGCCCTTGAGGAGCGTGGTGAAGACGGAGGTATGTCAGCAGTATCGGCTAAGGCTCTTGCTCAAAACTTCCTATCTGACGCTATTGCTTTAGACGCTAACAAGCACCCAGAGGAACTAATCTGGGAGGTCTATTAACCATGGCTAAACAATTAATGTCCTCCTCTATTGCTGCACCTGCATTCTATGGCTTAAACACCCAAGAGTCAGGTGTAACACTACAGGAAGGTTTTGCACTACAGGCAGACAACTGCGTCATAGATAAGTACGGACGATTAGGAGCACGTAAGGGCTGGCAGACTCGTAGTAACGCTAAAGATGGTTCAACAGGTGCTAATGCTAATGTCAATTTAATAGGAGTTTCTAACTTTAAAGATGTTGTAGGCGTTGACACGTTACTATCGTTCAGTGTTGACAAGTTTTACAAAGGTCTTACAAACCTAGTAACTTTGACTCCCTCTACTACAGACACAATAGCCGCAGGTAACTGGCAAGCAGCTACACTAAATGATCATCATTATTTCTTTCAACGTGGCTACTTACCGCTAGTGTATACTAACTCTGGCAGTGCAGATACTTTTAAATCCATAGCAACACACACAGGAACTACAGGTACGCCTCCTAGCGCCCACACAGTATTAGCAGCCTACGGGCGCTTATGGGCTGCTGACACAGCCACTAATAAAAATACAGTTTACTTTACTGATGTTCTTAATGGTACTAAGTGGAGTGGAGGTACTTCTGGTAACATTAATATATCTTCCGTACTTACACAAGGCATGGACGAGATTGTAGCCTTAGGCGCCCATAACGGCTTCTTAGTTATATTCTGTAAGAACAACATTATTATCTATGGTGATGGTGATAACTTTCAAGCAGGTATGACTACCTCAAGTTTAACCTTAGTGGAAGTTATTGAAGGTGTCGGCTGTATCGCTAGAGACTCCGTACAGAACACTGGTGAAGACATCTTGTTCTTAAGTACCACTGGTATACGTTCATTAAGCCGTACCATACAAGAAAAATCTCAGCCTATGCGAGACATCTCTAAGAATGTACGTGATGATGTAATACAGGCCATTAACGCTGAGAACATTAATTTAATTAAGTCAGTCTACTCACCTATTAATGCTTTTTACTTAATTACTTTTCCTACGTCACAACAGACTTTTTGTTTTGACACCAGAGCGCCTTTAGAGGATGGCAGCTTTAGGGCTACAATATGGCCCTCTGTATCACCTAAGGGTTTCTTATCTATAGACTCTACATTATACTTTGCAGAAGCTAATGGTGTGGCAGAGTACAGAGGTTATCAGGATGATGGTTCTAAGTACGAAATGGCTTACTACAGTAACTTCTTTGACTTAGGTATGGCTAATGTTTCTAAAATTGTAAAGAAGCTGTCAGCAACTACAGTAGGCGCTACAGGACAGAGCTTTACATTAAAAATTGGATATGATTATAGTCCAGTATATTACAGTTATACATTTACATTAGAAACAGGAACTGTGTTTGAGTATGGCATAACCGAGTATGGCGTAGGTCAATACTCAGGTTCAGTTCTAATCAATGAACAGAAAGCATCAACACAAGGCGCAGGTGACATTATACAGATAGGTTTTACTACTGATATAAATGGCACACCTATGTCATTACAGAAAATTTCACTATACGCCAAACAAGGTAAGGTACTTTAAATATGTCTAATTATACTAAAGCAACTAACTTTGCATCAAAGGACGCCTTACCTACAGGTAACGCACTCAAGACTGTCAGTGGTACTGAGATTGATGACGAGTTTACAAACATACAAACGTCTGTAGCTACTAAAGCTAATCTAAGTGCGCCTACGTTAACAGGCATACCAGCGGCACCTACACCCGCTACAGCAACGAACAGCACACAGATAGCCACCACAGCGTTCACACAGGCTGCTATAGTGGCTGGTGTTGTAGCTAAGGCACCCATAGACGCCCCTACGTTCACAGGCGTCCCTGCGGCTCCTACAGCGGCTGCTGGCACTAATACTACACAGTTAGCTACTACAGCCTTTGTACAGGCCGCTACGCCCACAGCAGCAACTATTAATGGTCTAGCGTATCCTGTAGGCTCTGTGTACACATCAGTAGTCGCAACTAACCCTAACAGCTTACTTGGCGTAGGTACTTGGGCAGCCTTTGGTGCTGGTCGTGTCTTAGTGGGTATCAATGCAAGTGACAGTGACTTCAATACAGTAGAGGAAGTAGGCGGTACTAAGACAGATGAACATACGCTTACACTTAATGAAATACCTAGTCACGTTCATGGGTACACAGGAATACAAGGCAACGGCAACCCAGATGGTTCTAGTGACTCTGTTGCAGCAGGTCAGCCTACTTCATACCCTAGGCAGACTGAGCTAGATTATGAAGGCGGTGGAGCAGCCCACTCACACGATATTGTACAGCCGTATATTGTCGTATACTTTTGGAAGAGGACAGCATAATGCCGAGTATAGATGACGGATATGGTAATAAGAATACGCAGTCACGTGTTAACGAATACAATGGAGGTAGAAATGCTAATGATCGAGGTAATGGTGATGGTAGAGCAGCAGCGGCACAGTTAGAAGCAGCTAGGGTTGCATTAGGTCAAAAACAAGAAGCCGCTAGACAACAAGCAGCGGCAGTAGAAGCACAACGTCAACAACGAGTAGCTCAAGAACGTGCTCAAGCTAACCTAGCTATAAGTCGTGCTCAGGAAATGCAAAAGTATTCTAATAACGTACCTGTAGATGATCGCAGCACTTATGGTGGTCAACAAACAGACATGTCAAGAGCCGATGCAGCTATAATGGGTCAAAACTTTACGCCTCAGCTACCTAACACTGCTGGTGGTTGGATGCAAATGGCTGGTACTCCCTTCTCACCCTTTATACAGTCTTTTGCAGATCAGACTAGATACGGAATGAGTCCAGCTTCTCAAGCTATTTTTGATGGCTTAGACCCTACTCAGAAAGCTAACATAGGTTCATTACAAGATCAAGTTAATTATGCACGTAATATTGTAAAACAAAATCAAGCAGCACCTAACAGTTACACTGGCCCTCAGAAGCCTAGTAACTTTAGTGACCAACAGTGGAATAGTATGACACAAGGACAGAAGCAGTTTATGAGTCCTGAGGGTGCTTTTGGAGGTCAGGCTGGTATGGGTAACGCAGGAGGAGGCGGTGGTAACATGATGAACTCTTTTCTTGGTGGTCAATTACCACAGCCAGACATAGGAGGAACAAGAAACTACCAGCCTACAGGAGGCACATTCAAGCCTATTACCTTTAGATCAGGAACGGGTAACTCAGACCCTTACGCTGGCTTAAGTGACATGGCACAACAAGGTCAAGGAATGTTTAACGTAGCGGGTCAGGATGCACTACAGTCTGCTGATCAGTTTAATTATAACTTTGACCCACAACAAGCAGGTCTTGACTTATTCAATGAGCGTTCTTCATTACTTGAGCCAGCCTTTGCACAGCAACGTGCTAAAAACTTAGAACAGATGCAAGGCTTAGGTCGTATAGGCCTACAGTTATCTGGTGAGGGCTTAGGTGCTGGTGAAGACTCAGGCATGATGAATCCTGATATGTTTGGTATGAACGCTGCACAGTCTCAGGCTTTAGCAGGGTTATCCGCACAATCTACTCAAGATGCCTTTGGTCAAGAAGTCCAACGTGCGGGTCTTAACTTGAATCAGTTTAATACTAATCAAATGACTGACCAACAGCGTTATGCTAACCTTATGGGTACTGGTCAAGGTATGCTTACCGCTAGTATGCTTGAACCTCAAGTACGTAATCAATTAATAGCACAACAGCAACAACAGCAAGGCTTAGATCAGAACTACGAGCTAGGTAAATATGGCAATGAAACAGCACGTATTACAGGACAAGCTCAAGCTAACAACTACAACTATCAGCCAGACCCTTGGCTCTCAGGTCTTACTAGCTTAGGTTCTTCATTCTTAGGCACTACAGGCGGCAGTGGTTGGTTATCAGGCATATTTGGAGGTTCATAACATGGCACAACAAGGTTTATTTACACAACTACCCTCAGTCGATGAATTGTTACAACAGCGTAACAAAAGAGCTACTGACCTACAACAGACATTAATGACTAATGCTGCACAGGGCGCACGTGACCCTGCTAAAGCACGTGCCGTTAGTTTCTTAGGTTCTGCCTTAGGTCGTGCCTTAGGTGACTCTATGGGCGGTGAAGATAAAATAATGGCTGAACGTAAAGCTGATATTGCACAACAGGAAGAAATGCAAGCTAAGTTTGGTTCTGCATATACAGGATCAAGCCCAGAACACCAATTAGAATTATCTAATAAATTAATTCAAATGGGCTATATAGAGTCAGGTAAACAGTTGTTTGATCAAGCACAAGCAGGTTTTACACAAAAGAAAGAAGACGCAGCTAAACTAGCTTTAGAGACTAAGGAACAAGCCCGTAGAGAACGCTTAATTGAATCCGCTAATAAGCTTGGCCTTACGTATACTGCTGCTGATTTAGAATCAGGTAGTGACATGGACGAGGCTGCCTCAGTCATAGCAGAGCAAGAAAAAGTTACTATGCTTCAAGGAGGCAATCGTAAGACACGTGCGCAGTTAGCAAGACAGCATGGAAAAAGTGAAGATTACGTAAAAGAAGTTTTAGCGGGTAAGCATGATAATGTCTCTGATGATATGTTTATTAAAGCATTAGAAGGAAAAGAAGCTGAGTTAGTAAACTACAAGAACGCTGACGGACGTACTCAAATATATCGTGTAGATAAGCAAGGTAAGGTCTGGAACCTAGCTACAAATTCTTGGATGTATCCTAGTGAATTAGGTTTATCGGCTGCACCTAGGCAAACACAAGAAGTAGTTCCTATGTTAGATGAAATAACTAAAGCTTTAGTAGGCGCAGAAGTAAAGAACTATGGTGATTTAAATGAAAAAGCTAACTCAGCTATAAATGGTATTTATATTAATGATCAATCTATGGACATTTTTGATAAGGGCATTATAGCAGGAAAGTTTGGTGAAATGCGTTTAGGTATTGCTAAGAGTTTAGAAGCAATAGGATTATCAAGTGAAGAAGCCACCGAAATAACTGCTAATACTGAAACTTATTTAGCTTATCGTGGTAACGCTGTAGCTAACATAATCAAAGCCTTTGGTGCTGGTACAGGTCTATCTGATAAGGACAGGGAATACGCTACTCAAATGGCAGCGGGTAACGTAGACATGACTCCTTTAGCCATAAGGAAAATTTTAGAAATTGAACGCAGGGGATATGTTAATTTAATTAGAGAACATAATAAGGTTGTTCAACGTATGGTAGATCGTACTGATGCAACTGATGAAAAGAAACAAAAAACAGCACTATCTTTCTTCCTTGAAGAACCTGCTGATCGTGCAAGCACAACTAAGCAACAATCAGTAGTTAATAAATGGTTAACACTCGCATCACAACAACTTAGCACTAGACAATTAGGGGCGCGATAATGTTATATACACAAGATCAGTTACTTACTGCTTTAACGGCAGCACAGTCTGCTGGTGCTCCTGCGGATGAAATTGACGCTATTGTCGCAGAATTGGAGAAATTAGAAACTGAGGGACAAGTGGCAGAAGTTGAGGAACCTAGGTACACTGCTCAACAGTATGACTATGGTGAGATGCAAGCGGAAGCAGGTGCAAATATCCAAAGTTCTTTTGCTAATGCTGGTAAAGTTATGGACACTAACCAGCAAGAGTTTCAAACAGCCGTACAGGATAAAGCAGAAACCTTAAGGCCTCAGGTAGAAGCTGGTACTATGTCACCAGATCAAGCCGCTACTCAGTCACTGTTAGGTTCACGTGACCCTATTGAATCTCATTATTCACAGGATGCTAGGCCTCAGAATGTGCAAGAGTTAGCTGTTGCAAACCTAGGTGAGGCTATCATTCCTGCTGCTGGTGACGTAATGATTGAAGGGGTTAAGATAGCTGGTAAAGTTCTTAGTAATGTAACACCTGATGTCATAGAGAACCCTACAGTTAATGCTGTAATTGACATAGGTCAAGCTATAGCAGAACTACCCACAGTTCAAGAGATGATAGAGCTTGCTAAAGAAAATTACCCTAAGTATCTAGCAATGGCTAAAGAATATCCTCATTACGATAGGATGATAAAGAATGTATTTAGCATTGCTTCTTTAGGTACAAACACTAAAATTGAAGCTGGTTTAGATGCTGTAGGTAGCGGCATGAAGTCGTCAGCGGCTAAAAGCACATGGAAGAATAGAAGGGAAAATGTGTCTGATATGCTTTCACCTATCCATCCTGAGACAAGTGACATGACTACTACTATGTCGCCTACTCGTACAGAGGGTATGCTTAATACTATCAAGCCTAATTTCACTGAACAAGCTGACGAAATAATTGATATTACGGCAATGGTTCCTAAGTTAAAACCTAATGGTAGTTTCACTGGCTCTCGTAATGCTATTTATGATGAAATAACAAGTACCGCTGAGAAGTTAAAAGCAGATATTGGTAAAGCAGGTAACCCTCCATTAAATGTTGATGTAGTACAACAACTACAAGATTCTATGGATAACTTCCCCGAAAGCATTGGTTTTGGTTTAGCAGGAGGCACTCCTAAGTTTGCTACTGATCTAATGACAACAGCTATTCGTTTAGTGAAAGAATCAGATGGTACTGCCGCAGGTTTATTAGATGCCCGTAAACAACTAGATAAGTTTATAAATAAGCATCAGCCTAAATCTTTAACTCAAGAGTACATAAACAGTAAAGCAGTTGCTGTGTCAGAGATAAGAACTATTATGAATGAAGCTGTGGCGAGTGCAGTCCCTGATGTTAAAGTCAAGGATTTACTGGACAAGCAACATAAACTTTATAAGGCTTGGGACGTTACAGGTGATAAAGCTATAAATGAATCACGTAATGCTGTAGGTAGATTATGGCAAAAAGTAACTGGTGGTAACATTAGCATACCTAAAACACCTATGGCTTTACGTGCCTTAGGTGGAGGAATGGCGTACTGGGTGAGTAGTGGTAATGCAGCTTATGCTTTAGGTGGTATTGCTGCCGCAACCGCAGGTGTTATTGGTTATGATGTCCTGACAGGCCCAAAGCTAAGGCAAGGGTTAGGTAGCTTACTAACAGGTACTGCTGCTTTAATTAAAACAACTAAAGACACTGCTTTACTTAAGCAACTTAAAGCTGATCGTTTGATTGTTATTGGTCTACTATCAGACCTTGAGAAAAACGCTGAACGTCCTCCACTTAAAGGTGCAGCTAATCAATAATCTACAGTTATGGACAGTAGAGGGAACAATAGAATGTACAATACTTTAGATTGGTTAGGGTATAATATAGAAGGTCAAGGGCCAAGTGCTTCTGAAAATGAAGAAATGGGTTCATCTATGCAAAACCTTGTACTTGCCCAAGCTGGTAGGATGGCGAGTGATGAAGTAAAGGAAGAGTGGGGAAAACTTAACACTTCCTTAAGCTCTCGTCAAGCCGATATTGACAAAGCTACCTCCGCTTATTCAAGTGGAGATCGTAGCGCACTTGATGTAGGCCTTACTGCTGCTAAAAACACTGTAGGAGGCGTAGGTGACGTATTTGGTACAGCAATGTCTATACCCATCCCTGACGTAATAACAGAGCCTATGGGCAATGCTATGAGCGCTGTGATGCAAAAGATACCTACGTCAACTCCTGTGGATTCTTACCTATCTGAAAAGTTTCCCGATGCTTACAGAATGGCAAGCAATGCTGTTGAAACGGGATTAGGTCTATTTACAGGTGGTAAAGGAAAACAATTATTTTCTGGTAACACAATAAATCAAGTTGCCCGTAATACTGATACTAAGCTAGAAGGTTTCTATAGTGGTAATCCACTGGCTAAACTTACGGGTGTGGCTCAAGCAGGTGCTGTTGCAGTAGGTAGGTCAATTAAAGAACTTTTTACACCACAATCTTTAGCAACCTTAAGGCAGACAGGTATATCAGAAGGAATGTTACAACAGAACGTAAGGCACTTACAGGCTTTAGGTCTAGGTAATAAATTCAATGACTTTGATAAACTAGGCACACAGGTCACTAAATTAAAAGAACAGGTAGCTAACGCCAAAACACCTGCTGGAGTTAAATCAGCAAAAAATAAACTAAAAATAGCTTACAATAAAAAGACTGCTTTAGGTGAAGAACTTAAACCTCATTTTAAAAATAAAGACAAAATACTTAAGCTTGCTAAAGAAGCGCCTAGTTTTCAAGCAGGTTCCGAAGCTTACCAAGGTTTAATGGACAAACAAACAGGAACAAATAGTCCTTTAGTTAAAGAATTATTTGGCCCTCAGGTAATGTCCTTTGGAACATTAGGTGGTTCGGGTATGCAAGGTGTGTGGGATTCTGGCGTTGCTCGTAATGCTCGTCCTCCTAGTGCTGCTATAGAAGATGCTTTTCAAAAGCATTTAGTAGAAGCTTGGGGATTAAAGGGAAATACTGATAATGTTCAAATATTAGTTAAGAACCCTGTTGATCACCACCCTAATATGGGCCATGAGTTAATAACTGATAAGGCAGACGTTAGTCGATTTTTAGGTGTACTGGCTAATGAATTAAAACCTAACCATTTATTAGATACTCAGTTAATGGGAGATGTCATGCGTCTAAGAGGCGCCAAAAGTCCTACAAAAAGTGTACGTAAATATGTAAAGTATAATGATATGCTTGCTGATGGTAAATCTTTATCAAAAACACAACAAGAAAGTTTTGATGTTTTAAACAAACAGATTGATGATCTACCTCCTGCAAAATACGATGCCCAAGAAGGAGTATGGTATTTCTCAGGTAGTCATAAATCACAAGCAAAAGAACTGGGAGGTATGAACCATTGGGCTGCCCTATCAACTAGACAAAACTCTTATACACTCGCAGCTTCTGACGCTTCTGATATGTTAGGGGTTAAACCTGTAGGTGGTGCAGACTTACTCACTGTTTTTCCTCCTTTGACAGGCTCGTTAGATGATTTAATTAAAGACACAAAAAAACCTAAAGGTTATTCAGTTAATGACCCTAACTATGTCAACCCTATATTGAAAGGGTCTGAGGCACTTGAGGCTAAGTATGGTGTACCTCCTGTTAAACGATTTAATAATGTTAATGCTACAACACAGCAAAGGATGGACGTTATAGAAAGTGTTGCAGGTAAAGTAAAGCCTGAGGAAGCTGATTATCGTCAATTAGGGGGTAACTACTTAGGTGCTGGCTCTTTCATAGATAACAAAGAAGATAAGTAAAACCTAAGCACAAAAAAGCCCTACCTAAGTCTCCTTAAGTAGGGCTTTTTAATACCTACGATTTAATGAATGTCAAACCCTGTGTTAGTCTTCCATGCAAAGTAATCCTCAGGCCGCATAATCTCCTTAAAGATAGTCTCAATGGCTATGATTAAACGTAACACTTCTGGTACATCGTCCTTATCTCCAAACTCCATTTCTTCCTTAAGATCACTGTGGAACTGCCCTAAGCAAATCACTGTAATCTGCTCTATGTCTACAAGGTCATTTAACTGTACACTCATGTTACCACCCCCACGATTCACCAGACATTCCGTCTGCGCTATAGTCCGTCACACGACCCTCAAAGAAGTTCTTGAAGCTGTCACCATTAAGTACCCAATCAAGCCACGGAAGAGGATTCTCCTGTACGTCCCAATTAGGCTTAAGACCTAGGTTAACTAATCGTCTGTCGGCAATGTATCTGATGTACTCTTTGACTTCACTAGCCGTAAGACCTTCCACACCTCCCAGTTCAAACGCCAGATCAATAACCTTGTCCTCAAGCTCGACAGCAGTCCTGTACATTTCATAGATAGATAGTTTAAACTTATCATCGACCACCTCTGGATTCTCATTAATAAAAGTACGAAACAATTCTGTCATACCTGCGACATGAATAGTCTCGTCCCGTATACTCCACTCTACAATCTCACACATACCCTTAAGCTTACCAAAGCGTTGGAAGTTCAAGAGCATTACAAAGGCTGAGAATAAGCTCATGCCCTCATTACAAACAGTCTGCGCTAGTGCCTTAGCTAATCCTGCTTTAGTGTCTGGGTCAAAGGTCTGCATAAACTCAAGCTTCTCAGCCATAGCGTCATACTCAAGGAACGCTGTGTACTCAGCCTCAGGGAAGCCTAGGGTATCGTTAAGCAGGGCGTAGGAGCGCATATGGATAGTCTCTCGCTGTGCAAACGATAACATCATCATACGTGCTTCATTGTTCTTAATGCGAGGTAGGAACACATCTACGTAAGAACCACCTACGATAACATCAGACTGTGTGAATAGCCTGAGTATCTGAGTGATAAAGTTCTTCTCTTCGTTGCTGATCTTACCTGACTTCCATTGTGTTACATCTTCCTGTAGGTCACACTCCCACTCACCCCAAGCTAACTTATCATGCTCAATGGCTTGCTCCACAAAGCTTGAGTAGTTAAAGGGCTTATATGCTGGTGATACTGTTAATAAACTCATTCATGTTCCTTAGTCATACTTTCGTTTCGTCTGTGCTTATGTAATTTATTACTCTTACAATAGTCACATTCTCCATTGTTTCTACATTGGTGTGATACTGCTTTAGCCCCTGTCTTTGGTTTACGTTTTGTACGGCTCACAACTCTTATCCTTTAAATATGTATACTGTAATGTACACTTTACTTTAAATATGTATACTGTAATGTATACTTTACGATACAAAGTAAACTATAAGAAACAATTAGTTGTTATCCTTGGCAACTTAAACATTCTTCATCATCTTGATCTTCTGCAAAGTCAGCTAAGGCCACTCTAGTAGGCTTTAAGCTTACTGTGTCAGCCTTAGAACCTGCGCTAGTCCT